ACGGGTAAGCAAGCCTACACGTGGCGCGAAGTCATTAGGACCAATTGTTCTCTGAACCATAACTGGAATGTATGGGCAGTAGATGATACCAGTGTCATAAAACTCTGGACCCTTGTAACCAAGTAATGCATATTCAGGAGCATCATTCGCAGAGGTTGTAAGACTGTTACCAATCTTTTGACCTTCTGTGCGTGTGTCTCTGTATACATTGAAACGACCACCAAGATTACCGATCTTTGCAACGCCTACAGGTTGTGTATTGACATTACCTTGGACTGGTACCCACTGGAATTCAGGGAGCATTTCCAAGATAGCGCAAACACGAGGAGTTGCAACGATGAAGTTAGCTGCACCACGGCGATTTCTCACTGCAATACGGTTAGCTTCTACGATTAATCTTTGATAGAAGTCGCGGTTACGTTCTACTAGCCAACGGCCATCTGCAGAAGCAGGGCTCCATGAAGAGTACCCAATTCCGGTACCTGCATTAAGAGCAACCTGAATCATTCTCATAAGCATTTCACGGTCGATTTCGGCCTGAATTTCATACGACATAGCGTTTGTCAATTCAGTATCGATATCGATACCATTCATATTCTTAAGATCCTGTTCAAGTTCAACTGACCAACGTGCGCCTAAGCGACGTGTACCAGCTTCAACTGCTGTCTTTTCAAAAGAAACTTCCATAGTAGGGATATTACCCGTTACTTCGAAGTTTCTAAGAAGAGCAGCTACACCATCATCATTATTGCTGAACTCAAATTCTGAGTTACCAGAAAGATATCCAGCAGATGTACCGGTGTAAGCAGTTACAAGCTCTTGATAACCAGCTTCTTTATTAGCAGCACCTGCTAATATAGCTGACTGATGATCAGGAGAGTTACCAGCTGCTGACTTACCATCGATGCCATCACCAAGTGTTTCACCTGAGTAACGATAACGAAGAGCAAATGCAAGGCCAACTGGACCCGCCATTGGTTGAACACCAACGATTTCATTTGTAATTAACTCGGGAAAAGTACGACGAATCATTGGGATAAGAATCTTTGGAAGACGGAAGTCATTCGTTGCGTATGTATCTTGTCCGGGTGTGCCACTAGTGACAGAACCAGCCCCGATAGATGTAGCAGAACCTAGTGCACCAGCACGACCAGCAGAATTTGCATTTGTTGGTACGTAGTTAGGTCCAGCTTCTTTCAAACACCATGTTTCTTGATTTTCAAGAAGCATTGCAGTGTTTAAACGAGTATGACTATCTTCAATTGCAGCAACACTCTTTGAAGTGTAATCCAGAACTGGAGCCCACTTTTCAAGTAGTTGCGACGCACGATTCTCATCGATATAAGCCTGTGAAGGGCGTATTGAATTCATAATTTGTATTTTTCCTTTATATTCGACCCCAAGGTTTTAAAAAACCAGGAAACTCAGGAATTCCTAAACAATAGGTAAATTCTAGTACTTTGATAGTTCGTCCATATATGGGCTATTTACACTTTCACTAACAACTTCTTGTTTAGTGTCTTCGTAAATGACTCTATCGACATCTTCTCTTGTACTTAAAGCTTCTTCTTTCAAAGTCTCGAGTCTGCTACTTTCTTTCTTCTTAAAGAGCTTCAATGTATAATCAAAGTTTTCAGCAATAAACTCAGCGTCCTTGCCTTTCATAACTTTATTTACATATTGCTTTGTTCTCTTATCAAGACCTGTAGTTTTTTGTTCAAGTACTAAACCAGCCTTAGCTGTATCTAACTCTTCTTTTAAAACTGCATTTTCTTCTGCAACAGACTCAAGCTTCTTTGAAGCTTCATTTATTTGATTATGACCGTCCATAACGGCCTCTTTAATGCTTTCTTTTTCTAAAGCACTATCAACTGCTAGATGACTTCTTAAGCCTTCTAAAATTTTCTTAGCTTTTGTATTCTTTACTGCTTCTTGAACACTTTCAACTGGAATTTTTTCTTCTAAGTAAACATCTAAATAATCTGAAATACTTTCAATTAATTGTGTTTGGAAATCTTCTGCTTCACTATTTAAAGAACTTTCATATTTTTCAATGACTAACTTTAACTTGTTAGATCTATCAGCATCAATAGCTTTTACAACACTTTTAAGTTTATTAGAATGATCTTCATCGATTTTAACTACCAATTCGTTAAGCTTCTCAGTATAAAGTTCGTCTTGTTCATTAAGAGCGTTTTCTACGTGTATCTCTACCTTGTCGTTAAGCTTTTGTTCAAAGACGTTCTCGATTTCAGATAACACTTCTTCATTAAGTGCTCCGTTAGTTGCTTCAGATAAAATTTGTTTAATGTCCATAATTAGAATATATTTATATTATTATTTAATATCTTTTGTTCCATTTTCTTATTAATAGCGTTAGATAAATCAGCGCTAGCCTTTTTATAGTTACGATTCATTACGTTACTAATAAAATTTTTTAAATTTGTTTTAACTTCTTTCATATTTATTAAAGTGTTTTTAAGAATTTAATGATATTATCTTTTAAAAATTGATCTTTATTCTTCAAAGGCATAGTAGAAATATTATTTTCAAAGTTATCATACGTTTCTTCAAACTGTCCATATTTATTTACTACATATTGCTTACTTTCCAAGATGCCATTTACAAAAGCTTTTGGAAAAGATGGATCGGCTACACAATCTATAGCTACTAATTTAAAGTCTTTAACTCTATTAACACCATCCGAACCTGATTCTGGTATAAGTTGACCAAGAGCTCTTGAACTCATACCAACTCTTACACCATCATTTATAAGACTCCTAACGATTAAACCTGTAGGTGTTGATAAAACTTTACTTTTACCATAGAATACATTACCATCTTGACTCATTTCTGTAACTAAATGGCAAGCTCTTTCTAAATCTACATCTGCTGTAGTGGGGTGATTTAACTCTCCCATTGCTCTACCAGTCTTAACCATTAAATTTTCATATCGTTTTGTCTCACGAACCATTTCATCTAATGGATATATTCTCTTGTTACGATTTACGCCTTCGGCCATCATATATGGACCTTTGATAAAGAAATTTTGTTTGTCTTTTGAATTACCCTCTTCGACAATATACTCGAATTCCTCCTTAGGAGCTGGGGTTTCTACTATAAGGTTTAAACTCATATTATTATTTATCAAATAGTTAACATTTTTACACTATTATTTCATCCCCTGGCTCTTTACCAGTTAAAATTGTATAATATGGTCCGTAAATATCTTCTTCATAATTTTCAATATCAAGACCGTAACTATTACATGCATCAGATAAACTATCAAACCAAGTCCAACCGCTAACTGGATAAGAATATGATTCATGGTTAGCTCTAAGTAGTGAATTACCATCTGGAAATTTTACCATTTTTTTACCATGAAATAGCATTATTCTTCCTGTTCTAGTGCTTGGACCATCTTTCATATAAAACCCTTCAAATGTACTTGGACTAATAGTTTCCGTGCTCATGATATTATATACAAATTAATTCGCTACAGTCCAGCCTTTATCTTCTGCTATAGCTAGCACATCTGCTGGTATATTATCAGCATAATTATTATTTGTTAAAGTTATAGTAAATGAACCTGTTTTAAGGTATCTAAATATATTTTCTATATTAGCTAAATCTAGCGGACAGTATCTTAAACTAACATTTTGACTAAATCCTGTTTGATCAGATGATAATCCTGGAAATTCAATATGAGCTACATTATAAGCTTGACCAAATGTATTAGAATAATCCCCACTATCATTTGCTGCATTAAAAGGCAGACCGCTTATTTTAGTTAACTGATAACATTGGTAAAACATTTGATAGTACTCACCATTACCAAAAGTTTCATCTAGTGCAAGACCAGAAAACGTTACAGTCTGTAACATTCTATTACCGTACATCATCCTATATAATGCGTTACTATGAGTTAATGTATTAGGGCTAAATTTCATTATCGGATATTCTTTTATACAATAATTATTATTAAAAGCATCTTGCATATCATCCATTATTGTTAAATTAATATAACCTCTTTCATAATACTCAGGAGCAAAAGCTTGTGCACCTCTATGACATCTCCAAAAACCGACACCGGATTGTGAATTATCAGCTCTGTTATTTAAATCATCTAGATACAAACCTGGCCATGGGACTATTTGTTGTGAATCTCTACCGCATGCATATCCATAACCTGCTGTATCTATAGATTGCGGTTGTTTAGCAGATGAATCCATGTCCTCTAGATTCCAATCACCAAAACTTTCTAAACGAATAGTATTATAAAGCATTTGTAGTAATCCTTCAGATGATGAACTTGTTACATTATTAGCTCTTAAATTTTTAGGAAGAGCTTTTAAATAATGGCAATCTGAAAACATACTTCTAACTCTAATATTACCACCAGATGTTCTGGTAGGTAATTCTGGTATATAGCATAATCGATAACAATGTCTAAACATAAATCTATAGTCTTGGACATTGGCTAATTCAGTTATATGACCTCTACCGGTAAATAGTCCTTCAGGTAAATATTCTAATTTATAACATTGGTCAAAAGCCAAATACATACTGCTTGAATTCCAAAACCAGTACCTATCAGGATCAGCAAAATCATCTGGTAAATATCTTAATTTATAACAAGCTCTAAATACTTCTTGATGAGATTCAGTTGTATCAGCATGCATGTAAGGTACAAACGCTAGTTCTTGTAAACTATTCATACCAGCCCAAAATGTATTTTGCGGCGTAGTTAGTCTATTATTAGGTGTATTATATAAAGCAACTCTTTCGCACATTTTATGGGGTATTGAATTACCTCCAATATTCATATTTGTAGCGTTACCGCTACTTATTTCCATATCTAGAAGTTTAGAACCATTTCTTGAAGTTTCACTAGTAAAACTAGGATCGAACGGACCGTTAATATCTGTTACTATACTCTGAAATTTATTACTACTATTAGTAGGGTAACCTGATAAAACTGCTTGTCTGTAACCTCTAAACTCAGTTGACGCTGGTAAATTATTATAATTATAAACATGGTAGATATTTGTACCATGTGGTATAACTTCCCCTGAGCCGTTATTATCTAACACTACTTTTATATTTTTAAATGCTAGTTTTTTACCAACCACTTGATCAGATAAAGTACCATATGTTGCATTTGTCGTATCTTGCGGACGAATTCTTATATCCTCTATAGATGAACTAGATGGGCGGCCTCCTGAAACATTGAGAGTAGCAGTTGTCCATGACCCTGTAGCAATTGCTGGGGTATCAGAAATACTTAGACGATTTGCAAAGCCGTCTTCTGTACCCCAAAATTTACCGCTATAGTCAGAATCTGCATAATATTCAAAAGTAATTGTATAATTATTTCCGCTAAGTATTTTTTGAGAAGAGTTTTGTATCTCTATCCTACCTCCCCCAGCATTAGGTGAAGCGAGCGTGCCACTAGCAAATGGAGTATGGACTATAACATCTGATTTACCTTCATATGATGCGGATAATTGAGTAAGGCCAAAAGTTGATCCAAACCCATCTGTATCAGAAGAAAAATTAGAATGATATTTTGTTTCGGGAGGGTTACCATCTCCCCAATCAACTGTAAACGCGCGTGGAGAAGCGAAATCAGTAATGTTACAAAGTAACGCAACGTTATTTACTGCAGATAAAGTTGGAGCTCCCATAATTTGACCAGTATAAGGTGTAGGGTCTGGTTCTGGTAAAACAGCAACTAAGAATGTAAACATTTCTGTTACACCTGGTTCAGGTATAACTGCTAAGTCTAAAAACTCTGATGGCCTTGTATAATAAAAATTAGCAAGGTTTGATGTAGATAATGGTGGTGGTCCTAATGTTCTGCCTATCATTGTAAATTACCTCCTAAAAATGCAATGTTTTCATTCTTATATAAAATATCTGCTTGTGCATAAATTATACTCATTTGATTTCGATCTTGATAACTATATAACCCGCTTAAACCTGACCCAGTACTAAATACAACCGGAGAGGCTCCTTCTTCTTTGATAAATCTTGTAGAAAATCCAGACACTTGAGGTGTAACTGAAACAGTAATAGTACCACTACTTGTATCTAATAATAATGTTTTACCGTTATCTGATAACGAAGTAGAAAAGGATGTGTTACAACTTGTAATAGAACCACCCCCTACTTTATAACCTCCTGAGGCTGATATACTACCCACAACAGTTAATTTTTCATCTGGTGTTTGAGTTCCTATACCAACATTACCGTCTGTATTAACTGTAACTTGTGGTGTGTCACCTTTTCTTATTTCAAAATTATTAGCTCCAGTTCCAGCAAAAACTCTATTTAAAATGAATTGATGATCTCCATTTGAATCGCTATCTTGATTAGCAGTTATACAAACATCAGGGTCAGAAACTTTCATTTCAAGATATTGGTTATGGTCCCTACCAACTTCTAATTGAGCAACATTTTGAGTGTTATTTATTGCTTTTATAACACCGTTTGAAGTTATGTCACCAGTTGCTGATATATTACCGTTAACAGTTAATTTTTCACTAGGCAATGTAGCTCCAATACCTACATTACCTGTTTCAGTTATACAAACTCTAGTTGAGTTATTAGTTAAAAGTCTTAAGGGTTGCGAGTCACATGTACCAATATGAAATGTCTTTACAGTAGATTTCATACAAACGCCACCAGCATCTAAATCAAAATCTATATTTGACGTTCCTCTACTAATTCGTGCGTACTTTCCGGCAAAGCCAGAATAACTAATATCTAACTTA